GGATTCGATGCTATCGGAAATATCAATGATTGATAATACTGAGGTTGTTGATATTATATCCAAATATATGTATATATCAAATAACAATAATACTCAATTTACAATCAAAAAATTCAATAAAATTGATTCCGATACAGTTTTAAACTATTTTTCCCAAAATATATACAATAGAATTTTAGAAGATGAACACACTTCATCTTGGAATTTATTTCTTTATTATTTTGCAAACAAATTTAATAGTAAATTTTCAGTAATAGATATTGATGATAAATCTGATATGTTGCAATATAATTCATTATCAATGGATACTACTAATACCAATGTATATAAAAATTGGTTAGATAACCATTTAAACCAAACTCACATAATCAATTTTTTCCAAAAATTGAATCAGATTATGGTTGTGGAATATACTAACTATATTCGAATTAAATCTTTGAAATAACTTTTTTTCCAAATATTCATATTTATTATAGTAAATAAAGAATTATGGAGAATATAGCATCAATGTTTTTTCACAGTAGAACGCAAGCACATACATTCCATTTAGGTGTAAAGGGGCCAGGTTCATTAGCAGCTCATGGAGCTCTAAATACATACTATGATGCAATCATTGATTTGGTAGATGGAGTAACGGAAGCGTATCAGGGAAAATATGGTTTAATTAAAATCAAACCAGTAAATGGAATTGATAATGATTGTTCAATTGAAAACATCATTAGTTACTTTGACAAACTTTCTAAGTTTTTAGAATCAGAAAGAAAATCCGAAAAATTGAAAGATAGTTGGATTCAAAATGAATTAGATAATATAGCTAAATTGTTATATTCCACAAAATATAAGTTAGTAAACTTACAATAAAGCAGTTTCGTTAATATTCTACAAAAATCTGTTACATAGTTAAATTAACATTTAAAATTAAAAACTATGGGATTTTGGAAAGAATTATTTAAAGACAACAACGATATCAACGAAAAATCAGTAGTTGGTTTCTTATCATTTAGTATGATGGTAATTTCGTTATTTGTAGACCTTATTACGGGTTGGATGGGTAAAGAGTTATTAATCAATGAGTATATCTTCAACGGATTCTTAGTAATAACTTTGGGTTCATTTGGTATAGCATCGGTTGATAAATACATCAATAGAAAATCTGAACATGATAAGGCTAAGTTAGATGCTGAAGAAGAGGGTTAATTATTCTATTTTTTAAGCGATTTTTAGTAAATTTTTTAGGGAGAATTAATTTCTCCCTTTTTTATTATAAAATAATGATATTGTGGGATTTGTTATATTTATTGTAGTAAAATAGAAAATAGATTGAAACTTTTAGAATGTATCATTGTATCAAAGGAAGTAAACGATAAGTTTGTCCTTGCAAAGAATAGAGACAGGGCTTATAAACCCGTTTTAGAGGTGGTACATACTCTTTTAAATGGAGTTGAGGTAGTTTACCTACATGATATTACAACTGACTGGAGTGAGGGCATGAATGAGTTTGGGATAGGGTTGGTTAATTCAGCACTAATGGTTGGGCATGATGAGGCTGAAAAGAAGATTGTTAAGAAGAAGGGTAAGCCATCAAAGGATGGTGCTAGGATTAGAGAAGTTTTATCACAAAAGACATTAAAGGATGCCGTTAGAGCTGTTGTTGGTAAAAATGGTAGTAATAATGGAGTAAAAGGACATACATTTGTTTCATCTCCAAAATATATGATTTCAGTTGAGCAAACTTCAAAACATAATCCGCATCTTACTTTACAAAATATAGAAAACCCTGTTGTTAGAACAAATCACGGACATGTATTTAGTGATGCGGGATATACTAGTGGAATTGATTATAAAAGTTCTACTATAAGAAAAATATCAGCAGAGAAAACAATAGATAAGGTTACCGATTGGAATCAGATTGCACCTTTGATGAGAAAGCAGTTCTATAATGCTGATTCTCAATTGAATATGAGAAGAGATACCAATAAGATGTTTACATCATCACAAACAATTATGAATTTAACCGATAAGATATTTTCATTGCATTATCTTAAGGATAAAGTAGAAAAATTTGAAGGTATTAAGCAAGACCTTCCAAATGGATATGAACCTAAAATAAAAATTGAAATAAAGGAAGTTTAATATGACAAAGAGAGAATCGGTAGCTAAGAACCGCAAAAGAATAGCTAGAAAGACTGTAAGAGAACAACAAAAGAAAGGAATCTACAGAAAAAAATCATAAACCTCATCCAAAGTGAGGTTTTTTCTTTTTATATATTTATAGTTTGAACTAATATACAAAAAGCTATGAGTACAGAATTTGAGATATTTCCTGGTAAAAATCTAAGCGGGTTATTTAAAGATATCTATGATAATCAAACAAGTAAAAAAGAAAGAATATCCGGCCTTATTGCTGAGATAAAAAAGATGATTCAACATAAGGGTGATGTTGGAATGCTAGGTCCTATCATAAAAGATCTTATAGATTCATCTATTAAGAACGATGACCAATTGGTTAAACTTGCAAGTATTGCACAAAAAATCATAACCGCAGATAAGAAAACTGAAGGACAAGATGGATTCCTTACCGAAGAGGAAAAAGCTCAGTTGCTTAATGATTTAGAAGATACTAAACATGAGGTTGAGAAAATAGATGAATTGGGTGTTGAGTTGGAAGAAATAAAAAAGAAACTTAAGTAATATGGGATTATTTTCTGGTAGAGTTGGCAATTCAAATTCTTTATCCGGAAGGGGTGGGGCAGACCAAGCCAAAAAAACGGCATATGTGTATGATATCATATTAGATGATACGCATCCTTTTATAAAAGATACCGCAGTTGGAACTACATTTATAGGTTCTATACGATTCAGAACTATGGATGATTTAACGAGTTCTGATGAAAGTTTACCAGTTGCACATCCTATAGATAAAGGTTTTAAAAATTTACCTGTTAAAAATGAGTTAGTTGAAATATATGAATTTTCACCTGGATTTTATGGATATCGAAGAATTGGTTTAGATGTAAATCCATCATTTACAAATACGGATTCAAATATAGATAACTCTATAAAACCTGTACAACAATCAGAAAATACTTCAAAGGATTACCAATCAACAGCATCTACGGGTATAGCAAAAAGCTCTAATGATACTGCTCAAAATATAGGATATGGTAAGTATTACAAGCCGCAGGCTGGAATTCATAAATTAAAATTATATGAGGGTGATAATACGATAGAATCCCGTTTTGGACAATCTATTAGATTTTCAGGTTTTAACAATGATAAAAATCAATTTTCACCAACTTTAATTATACGAAATAGTGAAAGTTCTTTAAACAAAAAACTTCCAGCAAATAAGACTGTAGAGGAAGATATTAATAGAGATGGTAGTGTTATAGTGTTTGGTTCAGACCAATATCAATTGGGATTTCAACCTGGCACAATCGATGATAATGGTAAATCGGATTTCGTAACAAAGCCACAATCTTTTGGAGATTATCCATCAAAACTAATTGGAGACCAAATACTTATAAATTCAGGAAGAGTAATTATATCGGCAAAAAATGCAGAAATGATATTTTATGCTAAGAAAAATTATGGGTTTATTTCTGATGGCGCCCTTTCTATAGATAATAAATTGGGTATTGATGTTAGTGTGGGTGACAACATAAATGTTGTTACTAATGATAGAGATATTGTAATGTTTACTGGAAACGGCTCTATATTTTTAGGAAGTAAGGAATTAGAACCTATAGTTAAGGGTCAGCAATTGGTGGATATATTATCAGAATTAATAGATGCTATAACCTTACAACAATACTTAACACCATCAGGCCCAACTAAGGTTGGACCAGAAAACTTATCTGATTTTGGTGCAATAAAATCAAAATTAAATAATATACTAAGTAAATTAAATCAAACCGCATAATGGCAGATATAGTTTCAAAAGAAGTGATAACTCAAGCTGGATCTAATTTGTCCGGAGCAGCGGGAAATGCACAGGCATTAGCTAAAGAACAAGCTGATAAAGCTAAAGCAGCTGCACAAGCAGCAGCCGATAAAGCTAAAGCAGCAGCAAAGGAAGCAGCCGATAAAGCTAAAGCAGCAGCTGATGCAGCTAAAGCAGCAGCAGCGGGAGCAGCGGGTGCAGTTACAGGTGCTATCGGTGCTATAAAAGGATTTAAACTTCCAAAATTACCAAAATTAAAAAAGTTTAAACCAAAAAAACTACCAGAAGATAAAATAAAAAAGTTTAAGAAAAGTAAACTTCCAAATATACCAAAAATACCACCAATACCATCTATACCAACTATAGAATTACCAAAAGTTCCTAATGTAGCTGGAGCAACCGCAGGAATAGCCGGAGCAGTTGGTGGTATAACAGCAGGAGTAGCTGGGGCAGCAGGTGGGATTGTATCTGGTGTAACGGGAGCAGCAGGTGGAATTGCCGCAGGAGTAACGGGAGCAGTTGGTGGAATAACTTCAACGGTATCATCAGCCACACAAAAAGTTACAAATGTAGTATCAAACATTCCTAAAATATAAATCATATGTCTTGGGAAATTTTTAAAAATAATATTTTAGCAAAAGCTAATAATCCAGAATCCATAAAGGATATAGATACTGTTGCCAAATTATATGCAACTGAATATGATGCATGCATGAAAAGAGGTGGTGATACTATTAATAAAGTTGCTCTTAAGAAGGGTAATACTGAAATAATGGAGCTACTGTTTAAATCGGCCTTACAAAAAGGATTAACAACAACTGCTCCATATGATTTAGTTGGTGAAATGGGTAAGGGTGTATTGGCATATTGGCAAGGGGCTATATTAAATGAATTCCCATTTCCACTTATACCATCGCCAGGAGCAATTAGTAATATTGGAGTAACATCTAATATTGTTGTAAATCCCGGCACATGGACTCCAGCTATCACAATACCACCTATAGAAGTTCCATTGCCAGAAATTCCTACTGCAACTTTATTAGAGGAATTACCTGCTGATAATAATACTTTAGAAGGTGCTAAAGAGATAGCAGAGCAAACGGGTGTAGAGGTATTGGCAGATGGTGGTGATGACCCGGGTCCTCAATTATCACAATTAATGGATGAACTACCAGCTGATAATACTCCATATCAAGAAATAGAACCTGTAAAGGATGAAGAAGATACTACACCCACTACCAATAAAGAAGTAGAATCTATAAAGTGTGGTTCTGGTGTTGATTATGATGCAAAAATTTCACCAAATTATAGATTAAGAGATTTATCAATAGGAGCTCTGTTTGCACACAAAATAAAAGCACAAAGGGGATTGAGCGAAAATGATATTGTATGTAATCTACAAAATGTAGCAATTAACATATTAGAACCACTTAAAAAACAATTTCCAAATGCAAGAGTAAACTCAGGATTTAGGGGAACGCCATCTATTCCAGGTGGGGTATCTCAGCATGAAAAAGGAGAAGCAGTGGATATTCAGTTTACGGGATTTTCACCATCTCAGTATTTAGAAGCATCTAGGTGGGTTAGGGCTAATTTACCATTTGACCAATTTATATTTGAACATGGTAATTCTATTTGGTTTCATATAAGTTGTAAAAGAAATGGCGGACAAAGAAAGCAACTATTAACTATGTATAAGGGTAAATATGAATCGGGAGTTAAATTATATTACGCATAATGGCAGCAATACCACCAACCAATAATACAGCATTGATTATAGATGAATTTATAAGATATGCAACAATTCATTTAACTACTGTCAGTGGTATGGCTACTACGATATCGTTATATCCACCATTATCAACACCCGCTCCTGGAGTTGTTCTTTGGACAGGATATACTATACCTCCACCAGCGCCACCAACACCACCAATTGAAGAACCATAGAATAAATTATTAATAAATCCCAAAAATAAACAAATCAAATATTTATATAAACAACAAAGAATATAATACAATGGATAGTAGTAAATTATTAAAAGCCATACAAATTCTTATAAAAGAAGAGTTAAAGGAACAATTACCTACTCTAATTAAAGAAAGTGTAAGGTCTGAAGTAAAAAGGATTCTAACCGAACAGATTAAAACCCAACAACCAAAAAAGGAAAGTACTGGGTTATCTATGGCAAAAGCGATTTTAGGTGAAGATACTCCTAAAAAAACCACTCAAAAAGTGGAAGAAGTTCAATATGTGAAAGATGCGGTATTAAACCAAATCTTAAACGAAACTAGACAAAGTTCTATGGATAGGACTGTAAACTTAACCAATCCAAATATAGCAGGTGCTGGTTTGGCTGGATTAAGAGCTGAGATGGCAGCTAAGATGGGTTATGCTGATATGGGTGGTGGAGCTCAAGCAACCGGATTAGGAGTTCAAACAGGAAATGAAGCATTGGATAAAGCATTAAACAGAGATTATTCTGAATTAGTAAAAAGATTTAATAAAAAATAATGGCTGTAATATTAGGTAGTAAACCTGTAACTGATTTAAAAGAATTCGAAGATACTGCGATAGGTATCACTTTGCCGTTACAAATAGGTAATACTGCTTTTAATCAATCATTTAAAACATTTGACCAAGTTAGGACAAATATAAAATCTTTATTATTAACTAAAAGAAAAGAAAGAGTAATGCAACCCTTTTTGGGAAGTGGATTACATGAATTAGTTTTTGATTTTAATGATGATGAACTTTCAACCAATATAGAGGAAGTTATAACATCTACATTAGCACAATGGTTACCATACGTTAATGTAGATACTATTGATATAGAACAAACGGATTTCCTAAAAGATAGAAATCAAGTTAACATATCTATAAATTTTAGAATTGGAGATTCGGTAAGTTTAAATCAGGTAACTTTTACAATATAAGCAAATGGCAACTAATAACACAGTAAGTAAAAATTTTAAAAATAAGGGTAAAGATATTAAATACCTAAATACCGATTTTACGGGCTTTAGAAGTAATTTAATTGAGTTTGCTAAAACTTATTTTCCAAAATCTTACAACGATTTTAATGAGACATCTCCGGGTATGATGTTTATAGAAATGGCATCTTATATTGGTGATGCTCTTTCATACTACGTTGATGATACATTTAAAGAATCTCTAATGCCATATGCGGAGGATTCAAAAAGTATTATGGCACTTTCCCAATATTTGGGGTATAAGCCAAAAGTAACATCTCCAGCAATAACTACATTATCTTTATATCATTTAGTTCCATCTATAGGTGATGGGGTTAATAATAGACCTGATGAAACTTATTATTTGAGAATAAAAGAAGGAATGTTAGTTGATGCTGTAAGTAATGCAACAAAATTCAGAACTACAGAAATGGTTGATTTTGCAGATGAATATAATAGAGAAGTTACAGTTTATCAAAGAGATTCAAATACGGGAGAACCTACATTCTATTTAGCAAAAAAACAAGTACAAGCTATTTCATCTACAGTTGTTGAGAAAGATGTAACGTTTGGTTCATACGAACCATTTAGAACTATAGCATTATCAGATACTAATGTAATACAAATTATAGATGTTAGAGATAATCAAGGAAACAAATACTATGAAGTTCCTTATTTAGGACAAGAAATGGTTTTTGTTGAAGAAAAAAATACATTATCTAACGATCCGGATTTACATCAATTTCGTGAAACAACTCCATATATTTTAAAAACATTAAAAACTCCTAGAAGATTTGTAGTTAAGGTTAATGATGATAATACAACAACTATTCAATTTGGAGCAGGTGACCCATCGGCATCCGATGAGCAATTAATTCCAAATCTTAAAAATGTAGGATTGGGATTACCAAACTCTATTAGTAGATTGGAAGAATCATTTGACCCAACTAATTTTTTAAAAACGAAAACATACGGAACATCTCCATCAAATACAACTATTACAGTGAAATATTTAATAGGTGGTGGAAATGCTAGTAATACTAACGTTGGTGATATAACAAGAATAACTGGTGTTGAGTATGATGAGGATTTACTTAAATTTACACCTCCACAAAGAGGTATATATCAGGAAACTAAAAACTCACTTGCAGTAGATAATGAAGTTCCTGCAGTTGGTGGTAGGGGTGCTGAAACTTTAGAAGAAATAAGACAAAACTCATTAGCAAATTTTGGTGCACAAAATAGAGCAGTAACCGCAAAGGATTATCAAGTTAGAGTATTATCAATGCCAGCTAGATATGGTGGGATAGCAAAGGCTTACGCAAGCGCTGATGGTCAATTAGATAATAATTCACCAGCATCTATATTAGCATCACCAAATTCATTACAACAATTTACTGATTTGGTTATGACATTTGTTGAAAAAGCAGATAATGAAGAACCATCATCAACTCAAGTAAAAGAAGAAATTAAAAATTTCTTAGTGGGAAAAACTGATAATGCAAATGAAATAAACAATCCATTTGCAATTAATTTATATCTGCTGGGTTATAATAGAGATGGGCATTTGACACAATTAAATAAAGCTATAAAACAAAATCTTAAAACATATCTAAATGAATATAGAATACTAACCGATGGTGTTAATATAATAGATGGTTTTATTGTAAACATAGGTGTTGATTTTGAAATAACTGTATTAGATAGTTATAATAAATCGGAAGTTATTACTCAATGTATAAATGAATTAAAGAATTTCTTTGTAATCGATAAGTGGTCATTTAATCAAACTATAAATCTTAGCGAAATTGAATTAACCATAGCAAATGTAGAAGGTGTTTCATCTGTTCCAAAATTGGAAATATCAAATAAATGTACGGGTAGATATTCACCAAATTCTTATAACATAATGGCAGCAACTAAAGATAAAATAGTTTATCCATCGTTAGACCCTTGTGTTTTTGAAATAAAATTCCCTAACTCAGATATAAAAGGAAGAGCAAGATAATGGCATACTATTTTATTACAGCATCAAAAGATGCATCGGTATATTTACAACAACCAAACCAAAATACTGGGTTAGACCAGATATTGGAAGTTAGTAAAGTTTATTATGGAAATATAAAAGATGTTTCTAGAGCATTGATTAAATTTGATTTAAATGCATTATCACAAGCCATTGCCGCGGGCGATGTTACTCCAACTGATATTAGATTGATAATGAGAGAAACTGAAAGTAATGAAATTCCATTAGAATATACAATATACGCTTATCCAATTTCTCAAAGTTGGGAGATGGGTAATGGAACTCGTTTTGATGATATATCAACGACAGGTGTAACTTGGACATATAGAGATGGTCAATCTGCTATAGATTGGATAACAACGAATTTAGCAACTGGAAGTGATAGTAATCCAAATGATGGAACGGGTGGAACCTGGTATACTATAGTATCAGCATCACAATCATTTAATTATGAAACTGCTGATTTAAATATGAATGTTAAAGGTATTGTAAATCAATGGTTAAGCGGTAGTTTACCAAATGACGGATTTATTTTAAAATATTCATCATCATTAGAAAACAATACAAGTGATTATGGCCAATTAAAGTTTTTTAGTAAAGAAACATATACGATTCATCAACCAAAATTGGTAGTAAGTTGGGATGACCAAACAATAGCAACAGGCTCATTGCAACCACTTGATGTAGTATCAAATGATATAGTTGTTAGAGTTAAAAATTTATCAACAAATTACAAAATTGGAAGTATTAAAAAATTAAGAATAGTTGGTAGAGAAAAGTATCCGGTAAAAACATTTACAAATTCATTTTCATATAATGATATTAAGTATTTACCAATAACTACATATTATCAAATAAAAGATTTATTATCAGACGATATTATAATTCCATTTGGTGAACATTCAAAAGTTAGTTGTGATAGTTTGGGTAATTTTATAGAATTAAATTTTTCAAATTGGGAAGTTAATAGAACATATAAATTAGAATTTAAAATGTTATCTGATGGTGATGAGATTTACTATGATGATGAAATCACATTTGGTATAATATAAAAATAATGAGACAGCAAACCGGATTAAAAAATGAAATAAAAGTAAGTGAACTAATTCAAAGTGGTTCTCTTGCGATTAAAACCAAAAATGAATTTGGTGTGCATGTTTTTAGCGGTTCTGTTAGTGATGATGGTATATTATCTGGCAAACTAACAAAACCTAAATATAATGAAGATGAATTAATAAAATCCATCGATACCATTATAACTGAATTACTTCCAATAGAAGCTCCTGAACTTCCTGATACTGTATTAAGAGTTATATATAATGAAGCATTATTTGAAATAGATGATTTAAGAGAGCAAGTAAGATTATTGAACATTGATGTTTCAGATTTAACCGCTAAGGTTTCTGAATTAGAGATAGTTACGCAATCTCTTAGAGTTGAATTGGATGGTAGAGAAATAGTAGTTGCATCGGTTGAAAATCAAAATAGACAATCTGTGGCAAAGGTTCAATCTAGTATTGTAGAATTGCAAAACTCTATACAAAAAGCAACATCTGAAGCAGTTCAAAGAGTATCTCTTACGGCTAGAAACGAATTACTGGAAGGACAAATTGAAGTTTTAAACGAACAATTAGGAAGTGCACAAACTCAAATTGTTAATTTAACTAATACAATTAACGGATTAAATGGTCAAATAACAAACTTAGTTTCACAAACTAACACAGCACAATCTACCGCAGCAGCAGCTCAACAGGCTGCAATTGCTGGAAGTAAGAAAAAGAAAATTATATGTGACTTATTATATAAGCAAGGATACTTACCTAAAGATATATGGGAAGCAGACCAGAAGTTTGGTCAATTGATGATGAGAGAAAATACAAAAGGATTACTTGGTTATTTAATATGGGCAGAACCTGTTGTTGATTTCTTAACTAAAAAACCACAATATTCAAAGTATTTTTATTTGATAACAAAACCTTGGTCAGAACATATGGCTTATATGATGGGTGTGTTGCCAGATGATAATAAACTTGGAAAAGCTATTCACGTAGTTGGAAATCAATTTTCACTTTTAGTTTATCATTTATATAAGTTTAAAAGTAAATACAAAATAAAAAATACAATATTCAAATGGCAATTAGGAATATAAAAGAATTAATTAATAACAAAGGATATGTTATAAATCCAAATGATAGAAAAATCTTTGAAGAAGAAGATTTACAATCATTTTTTGGATTTAGTGAATCCGATGCCATAGAGTTTATTATATATGACATAAACAATAATCAATTACCACAAGGTGATGGAAATTTGGTTAGATATATTCCGTTAAATAGTCAAAATATAAATGATTATTTTTTAATACAGGATGGAACTCTTTTTCAGAAATATAAATTACCATCTGAATATTTTATTGATGCGGAGCGTTTATTAGCTGAAGCTGGATATACAAATGGTATATTTAAAACTCAAATAACTTTAATTAATAAAAGAGCCGGTAGTCAAAAATCTTATGATAAATTGTGGATAAATGAAATTTCACCATCTCGTACTGAAGTTAGATTATTTCCATTAAAGGAAGGAGTTTCTATAAATTCACAATTGCAAGAGAGATTTAATGTTTTTATCAATGATGGTGATTTTAGAGAAGATACAATTGCATACGCATTGGAATTTATTGAAACTATAGATCCAACTAAATTATCATCTTTTGTTAGAAGTAAATATGGAAATGTGTGGGTTGATGAATTAATATCAGAATTTAAAATAAAAGATTTTGATGTGTTTTTAAATAACATATATGTTAAATTTAGACAGGCTAGTATATATGAATTTACAAATAGAATATCTAAAATAGATGATATTAATTTTGGAAAACCAAAACCAACAAAACCTAAAATTGAATTATCAAAAGAATCTGTTGTAAATATATGCAAACAATTACTTACATATATAGTTAATTATTATTTGCCACAACAAAATGTTAAATTAACAAATACAACTTCCAATACCTTTGAAAGCAGTGTTGACCCTGTTCGTGATATTTTACAAACATCAGAAAGTGATGTTGTTATTATATCAAAGCAAATTGAGTTGGAAGTTAAATCTGTAACAAAGCCAAATATTAGTACAATATCAACTACAATAGAAAGATTAATTAAGGAAGAAATAGAAATACCAATTAAAACAATTATAACTCCAATAGAAGAACCAATATATATTGCTCCTGTTGTAGAGGAACAAATTGTATATTCTACACCAACCGGCGGCGGAGGTGGGGGTGGTGGATTTGTTGAAAACGATTTTGGAACTGGATTTGGTAGAGAACGAGTAGTTGATGGGAATTTGGTTGATAGACAAAATATACAATAAAAATATTTATTATTAAATAATGGCAGAAAATTTAAATTTTTACAATAGCCTTTTCAATAGTGACTATGGTGGTAGTGGCGGTGGAGGTGGTACATCCACAGGTGGTGGGTCTGCTGTTAGTGTTGGAGCTTTGCCAAATCCATCTTTATTAATAGATGAGGAATATTTAGTAGAAGTTAAATCAAATATATCCGATGCTAAAATATTATTTGGAAGTGATGATAAAGGTTCAACTCCAAATAATTTTAGATTCACGCTATCTCAACTTCGTGATAAGGGTGGTTCTGATATTATAAAATTAGAAAAGACTAATTATTATTGTAATACAGAATACAGAGTTAGTATAGTTAATAATCCTGCATTTATAACGCAAAGTCAACAATTCAATACAGATGGATTATTTGATATAAATGGTAGAATTGGGTTAGTAAATCTAAATCAACAATTATTTACAAATGTAAAACCTTATATAGTTTCCATAACAAAATTTGTAAATGGAGTTCAAGAATCGGTTAACGCAAATACCGCAGATGGGAAAGTATTTACAATTGAATTTGAATTAGTTAAAGAATCTATAGATGTAATAGAACAACCTATTTCTGTTGCTGATATAACTTTTGCTAACACGGGAGCTAATGGTTCTGTCAAATTATTGATAAATGATAATACCGAAATCACATTAAGTAATAACGAAATCTTACAATATGAGATAGGAACTAAAATAACAATATTATCAGCAAATCAAAATTTTAGGCTCAATAGTACGGTTATAAGTAGTGGTGGGCAAACTGATAAAAGAGAGGCATCTGATGATTTACAAAGTTTGCAGGTTTCGTTTACATTAGATAGTGATACATCAATTTCAACAGAAACTACACAAGTATTTATACGTGACTTGGAATTGCCTGTTATTACAGAAGCTTTTGGAAAAAATGATAGAAGGTATAATATAAATAGTAAGAGTCCATATCCAATCGCCCTTACAAAAAGTAATTCTGTTGATAGCTTACAAGTTGTAATTGGTGAAACCATAACTACATATACTGATTTAGGAACTGATACGGATTTTATAATATTAATACCTGCTAATAAATTTAGTAGAATTGGGGTCTATCGTATTCAAATAATTCCCAGAAACTCAGATGGTGATGGTGATCCATTAAACATATCTTTAAATGTAGTTGATGATGTTTGGGTTGGTGAGCCTGATATCAGAAACATAACATATCCATCTATAATAGAAGGAGCGGATTATGTAGGGACTAATGTGGATTTTACAGTACAATGGGAGAGTGTTAATACTGATTATGTAAGAATATATAAATTAAATGGTAGTTCATATATTCAAGGACCTGCAACAGGTAAAACTACTTTAAACGTTCAATCACTTATTGGATTAGATGGAATTGAGTTTCCTCAAAACGATAATGCAATTGATATGACACTAAAGTTAGTTCCATTTAATATAAGTGGAAAAGAAACTTTAGTAGGTAAGGAAGAATTAATTAGAATAAAATTTTCAAAAGGGTTATTGGATATCCCAAGACCAGTTGCTGTTAATAGATTAGTAGATGGATTCTTAAAACAATTTGATTCTAAAATATTAGAAACAGAAACATCAAAATATTTAACACATACATTAAATTTTGGTGAAGCTGATAATAAAATAATTACAACTTGGACTGGTAGTGAAGGTTCATTGATTGTTAAATTGTATGAACCACTACCAACATCAATACAAACAAATCAGCAAGTTTGGATATCCAAATTACAATCTAGTCCAATTTTAGATACCGTAACGGTTAGTGGATTAAATGTTGATTTATGTAGTCCATTAAAAGGACCTAATTTTTCG